CTACCCTAGGTGGCCGCCTTTGAATGTCTGCACCGGCTTGACCGCACTCTGGTGCCCGGTTCACGGCGATTGTACGTGTGACCGTACCGCTGTTGGTGAGCCGTGTCTCGACTCTGAGCACTGCCCCCTTCACTCGAAGCACGCCGAAACGCAGACCCTCGACGAGTGCCGGGAGCGCGTCCAGGCATGCGCCGACGATTGCGGCGTGACGCTCACGAAAGACGACGCCGAGACGGTGGCACGGTTCGCGCAGTGGCTTCACGTTAAGGCTCGTGATCAAGCTCAAGGAAAGGATGGCGCGAATTGAAGCAACAGAAGACAGTGAGCCGTGTCATTCACCGCTGCACAAGGTGCGGCGAACCGGGCGCCACCCTGCGACGAGACGATGCGGCAGATGTCGTCCATTGGTGGCATCCGAAATGTTGGGATGAGTTCATGGCGTGGCTGGGCTGTAGGCAAGAAACGGCGCGAACGACATGACACACGAACAAATCAAAACGCTTCAAAGACTCGTCGCGGTATCCGATGCGGCGAACGACAAGCGTGACGTGCAATTCGCGCGCATGAATGCGGTCGCGATAGAGATTCGAGACCGGTTGGGCGTAGAAGCGATCGCCGCGGAACCCAACGAGTACGGGAACGCGAAGTCGTATCACTTCGACGGCACGATTTCGGAACGCAGGAGCCCGTTCTCCTCTAGCGTCATCGGTCGCGATGAACTGAGCGAGCGGCACTCGGGAGATTTCGCCGTGCTCTGCGCGGCGGACATGATGTGGCGAGACAGCGTTTTTGCGGCGCAGCGGACGACACGAGAGCTTTGCGAATTTCTCGCGGAATTGACCGGGATGAAGTGGCAGCCATGAAATCCTCCTTAGTGTAGCAATCCGCTTGCGACAGCCGCAACGAACCCGATAGCCGCTACGAGAAACACGATCGCCAACCATGGCGGCATCTGCGACAGTCGGATCCGCACACCACCCAGTCCGACACGAATCGACGCCGATGACGCCTGCTCTATCCGCACAGGAGCAGGGAGGGGCGTCTTCGAGCGCTGTTCCACCACGACGGTGACAGACGAGTCCTCGCGCCAATCGCCGTCGGCGATGTCTTCAATGACCTGACGTAGCGCCTCAGCGGAGAGAGGACGCTTCGAGCGATCTGAGCCGTTGCTCGACATTTTTAAGCCGCTCTCCCATGGCATCGGCCACGCCTAGCAGTCGTCCCTGCATTTCTCCGACACGATCGGAGGTGGCCGCCAAAACTGGAACGATATCGTCGTCTTGCGTACGTTGTATGCCGGACACGTGCTCGGAGATATTCTCGAGCTGAGCGGCAATGATTTTCAGCGCTCGAACGATATCATTTTGGGTGCTCACGTCGGCTCCTCGTTGATCATTTGGATCAGCACATCGAGCGGGAAACCGTCGCCCGGGTCAGTATGACTCAGGTCGCCCACTGGCTTCGGCAGTCCGTTCGTCTGCCACGACTTCAGCACGCGATTCGTCTGCGCATGAGTCGTGATGCCTCCCGGATGCGGACCGGTGACCCGCACGCCGTGCTCACGGTGCCACGAGTCCAGGATGCACTTCGCGACGTCGTCGTCGGAGAGCAATACCGCTGGAATGCCGAAGTATGCAGCCGCCTTCTTCAAGTGCGATGCCGCGAGCCCGAGCATGGGAGTTTGCCCTTCGGAGAGCCACACGTCGCGCGTCCATTTCGCGTAGCCGCCGCATTCGAGGCTGTAGCTGCCCCAGTTCGCGGCCCCGCACGCCCAGGAGATATCCTTCGGATCGACGCAGCAAACGACCTGCACAGGGTCGACGCAAGCATGCGGGGAGGCTTCCGGGGAAAGCGTCGAGCCGAACCAATTTGCGACGGCGAGCGCAGAGCCTGGCTTGTCCGGGTTCTCTTCGGAATGGAGCTCGAGCAAGTTCACTACGCGCGGGTGCAGCGGAGATATCCAGGTGAAATGCTTCGCTTGGATGAAGGGCGCCGATGGATCGAATGGATTCACCGTTCACTCCTACCCGCTCTGAGCTCTACGCGCAATTCCGGCTGCGTCGGCATCTCCTCGCGAGACTGGGCCTCACGGTACTGTCGGATCGCCGCCGTGAGTTCCGTCACGGACGTCGCAGCCGCTTCCCGGGCTCGAATGAGTGCGTCGAGATAGCGGTCCGACATGGATTCACATGAAGAGGGCGACGGCGCCGAGGAAGAGTATCGCGAGCCAGCCAAAAAACTCGCTCACCGCAGCGGAAACCGGTGTGGCCCGACCACCGCGAAGAGCAGCAGTAGCAAGAGGTTTCACGGCACCCCCGCACACGATACGAATCTTCCGCAAGCGCGAATCGCCGCGACGCTCCCAGCTTTCGCAAGGCAGTTTGCTGGCACCGTCGTCAAGCCTGAAGCCGCCGTCTTTCTCATGACCGCCGCGCAATCCGAAGGCTTCCCTTCGGGACAACCGACGGCAGCCAGCGCCGAGCATGCCTGATCGAAGGCGTCGCCAAGAAGTGGCGGCGCCGCGTCTGCGCGAGGACTTGGCGGGGGCACCGGCGAAGGAGGCGTCGGAGGCGCCGGAGCGGGCTTGGAGCAGCTCGCGGCTGGCAGAAAGGCGATAGCTAGAGCGACGAGGAGAATGGCGCGCATCTCAGTAGCTCCCCGGCAAGACGCCGAATACGTACAGATCGCCAACGCCCGGGTCGAGCACCCATGCGGGCGAAGCGAGGAAGCGCCCGGAGTCGCCCCACTCTGTGCCCCACGAGTTCGCCACGACGAAATCTCCGGCCACGGTGATCCCTTCGACACAAAGCATGTGGCCACCGAGCAGATTCGCCGGGTCCGGGGCGCCAAGCGGCGGCTTGTCGGGAGACCAGTCCTCGAGCGCCTGATCTGCATTCACGCCGATGGTCACGGGCAGATTGGCGGCAAGCGCGGCGGAGATATCGGCGAGTCGCTGCGTTCCGGTAGAAGTGATTTGCCACGCTCCGACGAGTAGCGCGCGAGCTTCGCGCTCAAGCTCGGACAGGATGGGCTCTTTGCCGATGCTCGTCGTCGAGCAGTCAGAGTTGCGGCCGTCGACACTCGGTCCCATCACCGTCACGCCGAACTGGGACAGGCCCATCATGCCGTAGAACGGGTCGGTACCGGTATCCGTCAGCGGTCCCGAAGTCTCTCCCGCCGAGCGCATCATGCAACGTCCGAGACGGTACAGGCAGTCCGGAGAAGGCACGTAGCCCAGCGGGAGAGCCTTGAGCGTAAGCGCGTTGGCGGCGGCCCTGGCGGTCGCGTGAGCCCAGCAAGAGCCGGTGTCTCCTTGATCGAAGATGGCCGGAGCGGTGCCCGCGAGATCAATCGCGGATGGCAACAAGCTGATCTTCGCCGCGCGCGCCGCCTTGAGCCCGGCAGCCGTCGCCTCCGCCTGATTCGCTCCGGACACTACGGCACCGGAGCATCCGTACCCGAACACAGTCACGAGTAGCGACTCGCACATTGGCGCGAGCGGGCCGCAGATTGCGGCGTCGGCCTCGAGTTCAGGAAGCACGTCGGCACCTACCGCACAAGAGACGGCTTGCGCCGAAGGACTCGAGAAGTGGAAGAGCGACGAGCAGGCAGCCACGGCGACGAGCAGTAGACCTCCCGCGGCGAAGCAGGCCACCTTTACGACCTCGGCGCGAATACGCGGGTGAATCACGCCTTCACCGCGGCCTTCGGAGGCGCCGAGTTCTGCGCGAAATGGCTCACAATGGCGAGCGCCACGGTCACTAGCGCACCGTCGAGCGCCGTCGAACCGATTCCATTCGACGCGAGAGCGGTGCCTAGCGCACCGATGAGAGTCGTGATGATAGCGAAGGTTCCGTTGGGCATGATTTCTCCTGTTCTCAGAAAGCCGATACGGCGAATTCTACCACACAATTGCCGCGGGTTCCGCAAAAATATCAAAATACCAAATTAACTACCGTTGCCGCAGCCTCTCCAACTCTTGCCACATTGGTGCCAGAGGATTTCTGTCGTTTTCATAGCACTAAATTTAGAGCTGTTTTGCATAGCTCCCCTATCCGACAGTATTGGGTTGCATTCCAGTGCGGCGGGTTTGCGTACGGGTAGGCCGACGTATCAACGAGCGATGCGTGAGCGTCCGCGGCTACAAACGCTGCCTCTGCTGCACGGATCCCTGTGTCAGTGGAGCCGTCGTAGTCCTGAGTTTGGACCACTATGACAGGTAACTGAATCCTGCCGACTATTTGGCGAATAGTGGCCACTCCAGCAGCCAATTGCGCGGCCCACGTAGATACGGTGTTAGATCTCTCGTCTTCGCCCTGGCACCAAATAAGCGCCGCGGGGTAGACATTTTCACCCGTGGCAGCGGCCAATGCGGCGATCTGCGCGGTATGACGGGCCGCCGCCTCGACGAACCAACCGTTAGACGTCCATTCGGCTATTGCGGTCCCGCCGCGCGCATATTTCGATAGCGCAAACCGTTTTCCCGCAACATCCAGTGTGTGTCCAAGCGCCATTTCATAGCCGAGATGCGTGGGCGTGTTGGTCGTGGACAAAGGCTCCCAGTCTATATTGTACTCGAGCGTAGTCTTATTGGAGTATCCGAGATTTGTGTACCAGATATTCGAATCCGCGGCAAGATACACTAAATCTCCCCCGCTGAGGTCACTACCATACCCCATTTGGAGGTTGTTAGATTGTCCCGATATCATAATGACGCCGCGACCATGTGTTGGATGTGGGTTCGAGTCGATGTAAAACGTCATTGGGTCCCTTGTGGAGCATGCAATTGCGGAAAGGCCCGCTAGGAAATCTCGGCGCCTCATGCCGGTGGTACGAAGATTGTCCCTGCCGCCCAGTGGTTCGAAGTCATCGTGACAGCGCCCGGGTTCTCGGTTGTACCCGTGAAATACTTCTCTGCAGTTAGTAGCGCGGGCCCCGTCGCGAAGGCCGCGGTCGTCGGCCGCACCGACACGTATCCGCTAGGTCCGGCAGTGATCCCTATATCCGCAGCGCTTTGTGCTATTCCGATTGCAGCAATGACGAGATACGATGCACTTGTCCCTGTGTTGGACGGCGGATCGGGTGTAGTAGAGTTCCCCGTAGAGGTCGTCCAAAATGGGGTGCCCGGCGCGCTCGTGCCGTCAGGTCCAGTCAAACGAAAACCGCGAGTCAGAAGCCGAATGCTTGCGGTGGATGTGATCGTAGTACCTAGTAAACCCGTGTCGATGGCGTAGAAGCACGCAAGTTCTACTGATCCCTCTGACGCTTGCGCCAACGTAGTGAAGCCAACCATGGTCAACGTCGCGGCGCCCGCCCCCGCGACCACGTAGATCAGCATTCCGCCGCTCCCGGCCGGTGGTGTCACGGTGTGGCTCAACGCAGCGGCCGTGTCGCGAGTGATCACGGGCGCGGAGGCGATGCACGCGCCGCCTGCCCCGGGTATCATGTAAGTCATTGCCGCAAGACCCACACCGCCAGCCCGGCCCAATGACCCGGAGCTTGCGCCACCTGCGCCATAGTGATTCGACCCGATCCCAAATCCAGCAGTATAAGTGCCATCGGGAGTGCCGCCCGTAGTCGTGGACGCATCGCCCGCGCTGCCCGCGCTGCCCCCGCCGAAAACGTTGCCAGCGCCTGTCGAGCCCGCGCCACCGGTGTATTTGGTCGTCCCAATGCTCGCGCCGGCGGTGCCACCAGCGCCCCCGTTCGTGCGCCCCTGACCACCCTTGGCGACGATGCTCGAGGTGTTGAACGTAGTATCTGCGCCGTCGGTGTCGATTGCGACCGTACCGAGACCGCCGACTGCGTAGCCCGTCGAAGTTGCGCCTGCGAAATCGCCCGCGGCATAGGCCCCGCCTCCGCCGCCGCCAGTAGCGGCCTTACCGCCGCCGCCGTTGCCCCACAGCTCGACGAGCACATGATTCGCCGTCCCAGAGAGCGATTTGTAGTTCGCCGGAGAGATCCACGTTCCCGCGGCGAACAGTGTGTCTGTTTGGACAGTAAATGCCGCTGCTACGGAGATGGCAATCCCGAGGGCGCTCGCATCTCCCGCGGAGGTGTGCCTTACACATGTAACTACATAATTACCGGCGGACAGTCCCGAGGTATTCCAAGAGCCTGTCCAATGCCCTGTAGAGAGAGTCAGATGGATTGTGGTTGTGAAAGACGCCGGACCCGTTATCACTGCATCGATGCCGCTAGTGATCGAATCATCGATCGTCGTGACATCAAGGGCCACAGACGCGCCGACCGATACGGCCTCTGCAACCGGCGCTACTACGCTCGGTGCCGCGGGAGCGACGAACACATTCGCCGTGCCGGTGTCTGTGCCGTCTGGGGACGCAACCGCGTGATAGGCATGCGCCCCGGCCGTGAGTCCTGTAACCGTGAATTCCCATGGCGCCGAGCTGTCAGTGTTGATCGTCGTCGCTCCGTCCTTGAAAGTCACAGACGTCGTTCCGATCGGTGGGAGCAGCCACGATAGATCCAGCGATCCGCCCTCAACTGCCGTCCCGCTGATTTGGATATCTGGAGCGCCCACCTGCGCCACCATCGGAATCGGGAGAGGGGTGCCATATCCATCTCCATATCGCATCAGCAGCGACTCGCTAACTTTCAAAACAACACCAGAAGCTGGCCAACTGTGGTTGCTGTGCCGATGGTCCGGGCCCCTGGCAGGTACATCCCCTGAGCCACAGTGACCGTGTGCGATGTTCCGAACAGGTCGGTATACTGCACCTGCTTCGTGCCCGAACCTGCGTCGGTGACCAGCAAATGCCGCGGCAGTCCGGGTGAGATACCGGTCGGGAACAGAGCGGCCACGTTCGCATTGGCGGACGTCAAGTCCGTTGCAGCGCCGAAGCTCGACACGACAAGTTGGCAAAACGATGTTCCGAGAGAATCCGTTCCGGTGTCGAGCATGGTTTCCTTACTGGGGCGACTGCGCCCGAATCCAGTCTACCAGACTTTGTGTGGGCGCTCGGCGGAGTTGCTCGAGTACGGATTTCGGTGTCACGCTCCCGCGTTCGGAGCCCGCTTCGCCCACGGCAGCGCGGAATGCCGGGTTTCTTCCGGCCGCATCGGCCCGGAGCTCCGCCCCCTGAATCGCTCGGCTGAAGAGTCCCTGTCGCCCTTTGCTGAGGCCAGCCAAGTCCTGATAGGCCTGCGTGGCCGGAACCATCCGGAGATTGCGGGTGGCACCGTCTCCGTGTCGCGCAATTTCCTCCAACGCTTCGTTCCGTAACTGGTCGTCGCCACCGAACCCGTGCGCCGAGCGCACCAGGTCTTCCTCGGTCGTGGAGGAGTTCGGCTCGTCTGGATTCCGAATGCCAGCACGGCGCTGGATTGCATGAACCTCGTCGAGAACGTTCGCCTCATGTTGCTTGAATGCGGCCCATCCAGTCAGCGGGGAACTCTCGTTAACCCTCGGGGAGCCGAATGCTGGCACCGTATAGCCACCGGGAGCCTTGTAGTGACCGACGATTTCATTCGGCTCGAACTGCTCGCGGTCCTGACGGAAAGCCTGATGGAGCTCTTGCAGGAACGGATCCGGGCTACCCTTCCTAGCACTGCTCTCATGCGTCAGACGGTTCAGTTCATTGATGACCCTGTCCGACTGTTCGGCGGTCAGACCCTTCGAGCGGAGGACCAAGTCCATCATCGGCACGGCGTGGTCGGGGATGCCCAGCTTCTCGATGTCCTCGCTCCGAATGAAACCGAGCCTCTCGGCCTCAGCCAGATCGATGCGTATCGCCGTGCCGTCCTGTACGGCTTGCAATGCCTGCGCCTTGCTCATTGGCTCGAATTCTGCGAGCTGCTTTACCATCTTCGCAGCTTGGCGCGTGTCCACCAAAGGCACGCTGGCATCGTACGCTGGGTTAGGCCGCGTCACCGGCTTGTGAAGACCCAGCACGTCATAGAAAGTACCGCTCTCACTGTCAGGATTTGGCGGAACGAAGTCCACGAGCGTCGAAGGAGCCATCTGGTTCTTTTGGACCCACTTTATGACCGCCTGGAGGGTATTCAAGTGGGGAACCGGCGTACGCCCCTGGGGGCTCTGACGGTACTGCTCAGTGATCTGCTGAAGCGGAGCTAGTTTCGTCTCGTTGTGTGCATCAAGCGCCTGCTGAAGCGACGCGCCGGCCTTCTGCGCGGCCACCTGCCGCGGGGTGTATCGGGTGATGCCGCCCTCTTCGATAGGGCGTTCGGCTTCGTCGATATTCTGCCACACATCCTTCGGCGCTTTCACGCCATGAGCAAGCGACGTACCTCCTCCGACGTCCTCGAGACGGCGTATGGCCTCTCCAGATGGACCGAGGCGGAGTGCACGGCTCAGCCCTTCCGCGCCACCCAATACCCCTCCGATCAAGTTGACTGGATTCTTTGCACGATTGAGGGCGCGTTCTCCCATGTCCGCAATATCCGGCGCCTGGTCGTTTCCGGCCACATGTTCCGCAGCATCTTCAATCCCGCCGATAGTCGCAGCGGTACCGGCGGCCTGCGCTACCCCTCTGACCGCTCCGCCAGCCATTCCACGGGCAACGCCCATGGTTTTGCCTAGCCTGCCTGCTATTTTGCTCGCTAGACTACCGGGCAAAAGACTCGACCCAACGTCATACCCCACCTGTTCCAATGGGCCTTCGGAGACAATGTCATGTTTCAGCAGCGCTGCCTCGTCATCACCGCCCATGAATGAAGGCAGATGGGGTAGCACGCGATCAGCGATGGCGGGCCCCATGTGCGCCGTTGCAGCATTGAAAAACCGATTTTCTATTTGCTGCGCGTTGGCCTCGGCTCCTTTGCCCTCGTACCGGTTCTGGTATTCCTGTTCCTCGGGAGGCCTGATGGCCGACAGTCGCTGGATGCTGTATCCGTTCTTCGCCGCATCGTCGTAGGCCTGCGCCCACTTGACGTCCGCATAGTGCCGATAGAGCGGGGAATTTTCATCCACACGGTCCGCTTCAGCACCGATTGCCGGGTTCTGCCGGAGCATGTTCCGTACCTCTTCGACGGGAGGTTCATGGAACTTTTTGCCGTTCATCAGGGTCATGAACCCTTCGACGCCGGGCAACCGGAGCGGAGGCGGAGGAACGAACTCGTTTGGGCGCACCAGCGCTGCCGCCTCTGCGGTCTTGCGGGTACGCTCCACGTCTGGGCTCGGAACGATTTTCGGCGGAGACTCGACCGGTGCGGACTTCGCAACCCATGTCTCGAACTTCTTCCGCAACGGGTCGTCCGCTGGAAGCGCAGCCAGTGCGGCTGTATCCTTAGGGTCCACCGGCACCCATCCTCTCCATGAGGTGCTTGCGTGCCTCTTCTGGGGACATCGCCGCAGGCTTGCCGGTGCTCTTCTTCATGGCCGGTTCCTCATCATCCTGCCCGTAAAACGGCATTTCGGCGAACTCGCTTTCGATCTCCCCCTGGGCACCCTGCTTCATCTCCTCTCTGGACATGCGACCGAGAACCTTTTTGGCACTACCGTAGCTGTTCTTCAGTTCGCGCTGCTTCTCGTCGTACTTCTTACCCACGAGGTCAGCGAGCTTCTTGATGGTCTCCGGAGATAGATTGCCGACGGCCCCTCCATTGATCCAGTCCATGGCGCGTTCGATTATGTCGCGGTTTTTCACCACGGAATCAACGTCCTTGTCCGTCAGCGCGCCGGTGTTCATGCCCATGGCCAGGGCACGCTGTACAGCATTCACCTCGAAACCGCCCGGGCTCTCCTTCAGTAAGCTTTTCCCCTGCTCGAGTGACTTGAGCTGATCTAGGTCCTTCTTGTATTCGCGAAGCCCAGTGGCCCGCTGAATCGCTTCCTGACCAGCGACGAAGTCCAGACGGTCCGCCGATGCGCCACCAGCGGGCGGTCTCTTCGCAATCTCCTTGGCGCGCTTCTCTGCCGCCATGCGATCTGCCTCTTTCTCGTAGATAGCCACGCCCTTCCCGGCCTCCGCTAGCGTCCGTGAACCTGCCGTGGCTGCGCGCGCGACGGGCTCCTCTTCCTTGTTTGCCGCCCCAACAGCTTGGTCTACGTACCGCTGCGCCGAACCGCGCTGAAGTTCCGTGAGCCCCGATGGGTCGAAGTTCCATGTGCGCCCCGTATGCTTATCACGGAACGTCCATACCTTCCCGACCGGAGTCGTCGGGCGCGGGGGCAGCCCGGCCGCCTTTTCGGCCACCTGAAGGGCCGCCAAGTCCTCCGGCTTCGGAGGCGTGGTTATGGTCTCCATCGGCGCACGTCCCTTCACCTCCGTCGGCTCACCGGGGATTTCTTCCTGATCTTCCCCGAATGTCTTCGTCTTCGGATTGTACCCCTGGGAGCTCGCCCATCGTTGTAGGTATGCCGAAAGGTTTTCTCCGGGTACACGCGGGAGTTCCCGGGTGCTCGTGTTCGAAGGCTGCGGAACGGGAGGCGTGGGCGTCGGAGGCGCCTGAGCCGGCGGCTCCTCGGGCTCCGGCGGCGGGAGCATCGACATGGGCAACGGCGCCCCGTACAACCCTAGACGCATCGGTGCCTGGCGCTGGGAAGTCGCTGGCGCGGGCACCTGTGACGCGGGCCCCTGTGACTGGTCGCCGTTCGTAATCTCGACACCGAGGCCACCGGCGACGCCTGCGAGCATGGGCATCAGCTTGTCAGCGGTCTCAGAGTCGTTCGCGTACATCGACGACATGATGTCCGTGAGTTTGCTGATACTGTCCTGGCGCCATTGATCGTTCTGCTGGCCGAGACGCGCGGACTGCTGCCGCTCGTCGGACGCGAGATTTTCCTGCTGGCGTCGCTCCGCTGCATCCAGCGTCTCGCGGCTTCGCTTGTCCTCGGCGTCCAGAGCCTTCTGTTGCCGGGAGTTCTGCTGTTCAGCCTCAAACTCCTCAGCAGCCGTCGGCGGCGTCGGTTCCCAGTACGGCTTTTCGATCGGGTGGATCCCGAAGAACTGCTCGAACATCAGAGACCTCCCATGCCACCCAGCATCATGCCGCCGACCTGGTTGATGCCGCCGCCGATTATGTCTGCCGCGCCGCCCGGAACACCGCCGTTGGACGCCTGGATGCCGTACGTCGCAGACGGTCCAGCTACCGACGAAGTCAAGTAGTCGTTCAATAGCTGATTCGATGTATTGATGCCAGCTTGTCCGATCTGATTTCCAGATCCTGTCACGGCGTTACCGTACCCCATAAGCTGGTTGTATCCCTGGCCCTCGCGCGCCATCTGGGCCTGCTGGGCAGCGTTAGCTGTACTGGCACCGCCAAGCAGACTATTCAGGTTCTGCCCCGCCACATTGCCAGCAATAGTTCCGCCACCCATCAGATTCGCGAGCGTAGTCTGGTCCGCCTGTCCCGCAAATTGCCCCTGAAGTTGACCTCTCTGAAGAGCATACGAGGCGTTTGCGTTTGCCTGCTGTGCGCGAAGATTCTGATCCGCCGCAGACATCTGCCCGAGCGCCGCCGAAGAACCGGTGAGACCTTGCGCGGCCATGGCTTTGGAGATGTCCGAATTCGCGTTCAGTACCGCGTTGTTGTAATAGGACGAAGTGTCCGGAGGAGCTGTTGACTGGAACTGGTTGAAGACCGCCTGCGAATTGTTCTTCCCAGGATTGTTGAAGTTGCTTCCTACCGAACTCCAGTACTGTTGCAGAGCATTCGGGTTCGTGAACTGGTTTTGGTTCTGCCCGTAGAAAGACTCGGCAGCGCCCGGCTGCGCGAGATTCGCACCTTGGATGTTCGCCGACGGCTGAAGGAACGGAGTAGATGGCTGGCTGCCACCAATCGGAATTGCGGGCGGCGCAGTACCGTACACTTGGGTGTTGTGGTTCCCGTTGACGTCGTACTTAGGCGCCGCATCGCCGGGACCAATGAGCGTACTTCCTGGCCCACCCCAAGCAGGGGTACCAGCCGAGATGCCGCCGATTGCAGGAGGAGCGCTTGCCATTACGTTAGACTTTCGTCGGGTTCGCGCCCGGGAAGATGAGCGGCTGCGTGCCACCGTTGACCCCTGTACCTGGAGCCACTTGGCCCGGCGGAGGTGCGCCGACGGGTTGCGGCGGCGGAGCGAACGATGTGAATGCGCCCGTCTGTGGGTTGATGGTTCCCTGATGCGCCATGTCCGTAGTCGGAGCTCCGTTGCCCCAAACTTGGCTCAGATAGTTCGCCGCGGGAGCATAGTTCTGTGCCGCGTTCGAGAGCATGTTTCCGTAGGCGCCGCTCACTGCGGGGCCCATGTTTTGGTATGCTCTCGCCGCATTATCGAGGGCGGTGCGAAGGTCTAGCGCCGCAGGCGAGTTCTCGTTCTCGTTGGACTTCGCCGAGGCCAGCAGTCCAGATAGAAATGGGATATCCATCGCTCAATTTCCTAGTACGGAGAATTCTTCTGCCGCTGAAGCCAGGACGAAGGGATCTGTCCCGGAGAACTCAAATTTCCACTGACGCTTCCGGTACACACCGAGTGATCGGAATTCTACCATCGATTCGTAGTCGCCGGTAGCTCCCAGGGTGAATCTCAGGCCGCCCTCCCATGTCCCGAGCGTATCTCGCCACCAGAGACGCCCTCCTTGATTTTCGCCAGTCTGCCCACGCCGAAGAAACAAACGCACGGAAACGCACTGTTTTCGGAGCCCGCTTCCCTGGTCACTGAATCCAGTCGTCACGGAAGCCTGGAAACGCGCACCGAGATCCGTCGAGAAGTTTCGCGATAGCTTCGCAATCTGACCAAGTCCAACGCTCACGACATTCACATCCTGGTCGGCCCGAAGATGGTGAGCCGTCACACCGAACGGTGCCGAGATGTTCTGGGAGTCGTTCCAGCCGAGCCATTCGCCCCAGCCCTTTCCCACCTGGTAGACGAACGTTCGGCCATCCGTCGGGAATGTCCATACGAGCGCATCGGCAGAGCCTTCAACGAATCGGTACCCGAAGCAGTCGCCGACCACCGAAAGGTCGTTCAAGGTTTGCTGAATCGCGTCAGATAAAACTTGGAATGTCCGACCATCGGAAACCACAAAACGACGCTTGTCATCGAGCCACATGAAGCTCTGGTCGACCTTCACGACGCTCTGTGCGGCCGAGCACCCTACTTCGCGGGTCGCCGCTGGCGCGTACGTAACGGTTGGGTCGGGATCGAAGATTTGTAGCGTGCTAGTGCCGAAGACGAAAATCTCGTTCGTGTTGTCCCGGATCGCCTGAACCGGATCCGGGCGGGCCGCCGCGTTGAAGAACCCAGCGGAGTTGCCTACTGCCGGAATCCAAGTTTCCGCTCCTGCGTACGTCACGGTGCCCGTGAATACATCGGAAAACTGCACCTGTCCCGAGAAGGTCGGGTTGTCGATCAGAAGCCTCGATGAGTTCGCCACCACACTGAAGCCGTTCGGGGGCACCCCGCCAAGTCTGGCCGACACAAGCCCCGGAAGCGTGACTTTCTGAGGAAGGCTTCCTGCGGTCAGCACCACCAGCGCCTCGGCCTCCGCGATGACCGGTCTGGCGGGTCCCGTAAGGTCGCCCGAAAGGACAGATGACAGGTTCCCCGCACCGCCAGCGGTCACCGAGTAGATATTCCGCGATGGAGCACTGCCAGCGACGACGAGAAGCACGCCGCCCACTGTGGCGTAAATCATGTCAACCGGCAGACCAATCGGCGTTGCGGGCGCCCCTGCGTACGGACCAACGCCAGGCCGCTGCATCACCGCGCCCTTGCCGTCGGTAATCACGTTGATGGCGAATGGGGAAGCCCCGGCGAGCTCTTCCTGCCCGCTCTCCTGCACGTTCCCGAAAGGGATAGGCGCCTCTGCCATCAGACACCGTTGTCAACCGCGGCCGTCAGCGCCCACTGAAGAGTGCCCGAGTTGTTCGCCTTCGAAACCAGAAGAATCGTCGCGTACGTGTCGTCCGAGGCAATGTTGATCGTGTTACCGCTCGAGCGAAACTTGTTGCCGTACGTCAGCGTCCCACTCGCTCCCCCGCTCTTGTTCCACAGTATGACAAGCAGACGTAGACCTTCCCACGGAGGAATGCCCACCTTGAACGTCTGATTGCCGTTCGTGGTTCTCTTGATGCACACCACATCGTGGGAGATACCGTCGTACTCCGGAGTCGCGGCCGAGTCGTCGGTCACATTGAACATGTTTCCGATACGGCTTCCGAGCTGGAACGGGATCCGGGTCGTAGGCAGGCTGACGACCGAAAACCCGTACAGAACCGACACGTTTACGAATGTGTTTCCGCTCTCCGCAAAACCTTCTGTATCACTTCTCACGGTCAGGAAGAACCCGATCGGAGTTCCTCCGCCCTGATTCTCGAACCTGCATCCGGTAATCGACATGGAGCAGTTTGAGTTCGAAACGCTGCCGAAGCCAACGAACTGGCCGAGCGACCCGCTGGCGGTCACGAAGTCCGAGTTCGTGATGACCGCGTTGTTCGCGTTGATGAAGCTCGAGGCAATCCCAGTGATCGACTGACTGAAGAAACACCCGTCCACGAAGAGGCGCTTGCCAGTAGAGTCCGCCTGCGAAATCGCTTGCAGCGCCCCCGTTGAATTGAACGTGCACTTGCTCGCCCACACGGTGCTTGTACCGCTAGCGTCCATATGCAGCCCGAAGCCGTGAGCATTCGCGCTGCCGATGACGCAGTTTACCAAGATGACCTGCGCCTGTGACGTCACGAAAACCACATCACCCGAGTTCGACTGGCTCGCGGTCAGCGTGAATCCGTAGACAAGCTGAGGCGCCCCGGTCGTGTCGATATCGAATTTCAGGAGCTCCTGGGTCGCGTGGTCGATCGTCAGTGTCGCGCCAGCCGTGCAGGCCATGGACACGTTCGCCGGCACAGAAAGCGTGCTCACTACGCGGTACGTGCCAGGCGGGAAAAATACCATTCCCTGCACAACCGATGCCGCTGCCATGGCTGCCGTGATGGCCGTTGTGTCGTCGGTTAATCCGTCACCCTTCGCGCCATACGCCGGATTTTTTACGTTGAAGAAAATGCCGCTGAAGCCAGCAAGGGCGCCCTGAATCGTTGTCGACACACCACCGAAGAGAACGTTGAAGTCAGGCTCTCCGGCGCTTCCGAGCCACAAGTCCAGAATTTGCTGAAGAGTTGTCGGCTGCCCGGTCCCTTTGCTGCCATCGTCGTACGAAGTACCTGTAAAGCTATGGCCGATGTACTCGACGTTGTTCGCCGATCCCATCTCGGTCCACTCGCGGACTGAAGTTCCATTCGCTCCCTTCACGAGAACGTCGACTTCTTCGTTCACATAGACGGTCGCGCCGCCGTTCGCGTCGAGGTTCACTGGGTTCGCGATGGAAATCTTGCCCTGGTAGTCCGCGAAAATGTTCGCGTCGGTACCAGTTCCGCGCTTGAACAGCTCCGCAACGCCGAGACCGGCTCCCGCGATGCCAGAGAGTAGAGCCGCTACACTTCTCACCAGGTCACCAGCCCGTCCTGGGTGGCCGACGGCATGATGACATACCCGGGATTTGGGGCGTCCAGAATCAGTTCGGCCCCGAGTAGTAGCGTGGGGCTCTCGACATTCAACCGAGTCACCGGGCTCTGAACGAGCATTGCCGCTGTCCCGTAACGCCCAGAGAAGGTGCACCCGATGACGTCGACGTCCGTGAGCCCGGACGCCGACAGGTTCAGACCTCCTTGCGGCAACAGGCTAGTCGTTAGTGTGGAAACGAAAGTCGTCTTCTCGATCCGAGCGTTTGAGGCTCCCGTGCTCAACTCAAGCGCGAAGAGTGCCAAATCGACACCGCTCTGCTGTTCGAAATAGCATCCGATGCACCTGAAAGATGCTCCGGTCACGACGATGCGGCTCAGGGAACCCTGGTTCTGCCCAGACGGGGCAAACCAGATGTTTCTGAGTTGCACACCGGCCGCAGTGATTGCGAACAGCTCCTCGTTCGAACTTCCGTTCACATTGAGCTTGCACGTGGGTTTTCCTGCCGACTGACCGGAGGCCACGATTTTCAGACCAGCCTTGGCAATCGCGAGCGCCGTGGTCAGGGTCTCCGTGTGCCCATCGAGCAAGACGATAAAGTCCCCGGCACTCGATGCGGTGTAGGCGGCTCCGATCGTCGCAAACGGCAGCGACTTCGTCTTCCCTGGGTTCGAGTCGTTGCCGATGGCCGAGTTCACGTACCAGATGGCCGATGAAGTATAGAGCGGCGCTCCAGTGACGATGATGTCCCCGAGCTTTTCCCCGATGCCGTTCGGTAGAATGTTGACGGTCACCGAAACCTCCGATTTCCCCAGGGCCCCTGCGTCACGTGCATCTGGTTGGTGGTATGCTGGTGTGAGTAAGCCTTCGCCAACTGCTTGGACCTCGCCGATTCGGCTCCGAAAAGCGCAATCTTGTCAGACGGAAGCGAGTTCGCGATGGCCAGCCGTTTCGCGAGCTCCCACAGGACGAAGTCCAGCCAGTAGCGCTCGAGGTCAAGCGTAGCGTTACCGTTTTCCGAGTCCGCCGGCAACTGTACCGTCTGAAACCGAATGTGCCCGGCCTCGTTCGGCGTTGGCCACACGTAGACCTGGATCGGAAACGTCGTCCGGTCTACGTAGTAGATGATCGGCCGAGCCTGAGCGTTCTTATTGCTCATCCGCTGCCAGGTGTCCCGGTCTTTCTGAAGCACCGGAGTTTCCCCAGAAGCCTGGGTGACGTCTGTCTGGCTCGCGTCGATGTACATCGCGACGTCCAGAACGTCGAATACCGTGGCTGGCAGCGGGTAGATGTACGTCCCCTCGGTTGGCGTCGTCGGTGCTGTGAGCGGCAGGTAGTAGAAAACCACCTGCCTAGCAAACACTCCCTCCGCCTGAAGGGAGAAGAGCATCGACTGGAGCAGGTCTTGCCCAAGCGCCAGCTTGTCCAGCCACGTTGGATCACTCGTTCCCTGTCCGGCGTTCATCAGCCCCGCAAGCTGGTAGCTGCGCCGGACCACCGTCGAGATAGTCAGCTCCGTGCCTCTGGCGACGGCGAGCGTCATAGCGGGTAGAACACCGGCGGCGGGTTAGGGTTATTCGGATCCGGATCGCCGAGCGAATCCACAGTGCCGCCATCGCGCGTGCCGAGCGGCGCCAACGGCTGCGAGGCGCCAGCCGCGTTCTCCTCTGCCAACGTGACTACGTCAAGCCCCGCCTGGTCATCCGGACATGCCAGATATCCCGCTCGGTCCCGCACCATGCGCGAACGGAGCCACTCAACTCCGCAGTAGTCACAGATGACCCTGAAGTCGCCCTTCGGGGAACTTGCCGGCCGATGTCTGTGGATGGTTCGCATGGGGTATCCTTGGCCCGGAAGCCGCGGGGAGCCCCGGGCGAGCTATCAGGTGTCCGCGGTCGGCATGAGGATGCCGCTCGTCGCCTTGTCGTTCACGATCTGGTTGTTGAAGAACTTGACGAGTACCGCCGATCCACCGATGACGATACCCGTTGTACCGGACGTGATGGTTCCCGTGTTGATCACTGCGACCAAGTTTCCATCGCAGACGCCGTCAGAGGCCACGTTGTCAAACGCGATCCCTGCCGAGGAAGCCGTGTGAGTGTTGTAGATGCGGTTTCCTCGGATAAGCATCCGAAGAGCCGCCCCAGTCACGTGAACGAGTCCGTTAGCAGCCGTCGCGCTCGCAATCATCTCGTTGAACAAGATTCGAGTACGAACCACCGCAGCGGTCACCTTGATACCGTCCGTGACGTTGTGCGTCTCCGTACCGGTCACCTCGTTGCCGATGAAGTTGAAATCGTCCGCTCCGGCTCCTACCGTAATTCCGATGGCAGACTTCAGCGCTGCGCCTTTTGCCAAGGAAATGTAGTTTCCCGAGAAGACGGCACCCGCTGCGGTGACCGTAATCGCCGAAGTGATCCCGTTTGCTCCGTCACAGAGCAACCGAAGCCCAGTGAACGTACAGTTCGCTGCCGCTACCGCCCAGTTCGATCCCGTCGCCGTCCATGAAAACGCCGGTGATAGACTCTGATTCGGCGTGGGATAGCCCACCACATTGGTGCCCGCCACGAGGTTGTCAAGCATGTGGCCGTCAACCACGTTCTCGGCATGCCCCGGAAGGACCACCACGTAGTCGCCGCGCCCCGCTCTGCACTCGGCGAGACCAGCCGCCAAAGTCGGCAGAATCACGCCTCCGACGCCGATTTGGTCCGGATCTCCCGACTGCACCCCGAGACTACACACGTAAGTCACGCGGGCGCTCGGCGGAATCCCGAGTCCCATAGGAACGGCGAACGCGCCGCCCTCGGTACCGATCCAGGGATACGGGTCGAAGATGGGTAGATTTGCCGGCATGTCGTCCTCAGGAGTTCGAGAAGAGCAGGGAACGAGGATTCGAGTTGCCACGGGTCCAGCGACCCGAAACGCCGTACTTCATGAGATCCTGATCGTTGTCCACCCAGGTCCGGTTTCGGATCCGTCGGCGCCACAGGAACTTGAAGCCATCCTCCGCGTCCGTGAGCATGATCCAGTTCGATACGGTGTTGTTCCAGTACTTGTTGGGCACCAGGTCGAGACCCATCGAGTACGCCACGTTGATCTGGTTGAACTGTCCCGGCTCCGGAGCCTTTTCGCTCCCGATAATCGCCTTCCAGGTCGCCCATTGGGCCACCGGGTGAACGATGCACTTCGGCGTGTACCCTTCCACGATGCCGTCCTGAGACGGGTACTGCATCACCTGAGTCGTCGCAATGATGACAGCCGACCTGGACGGGCTAAGCGCCGTCGCAAGTTGGTTCGAGAACGAACCCCCCTGTGCCAACGGATGAGTAGCCGAAGCTAGCGTCTGCCCGTCGCCGTACACGTAAGCCGAATTCGTCGCCCGGATGAGCGGCAGTGTCGAATCGACGTCCACCGTCTTCCAAAAAGACCGCTTCAGCCGAACCGCGGCATCGATGACCTGCGGATACTTCTGGTCTTCCATTGCCTCCTCGGTCACGATCACCTTGCCGGCGAACGTTCGGGCAATGTACCGGTATAGGTACCCTTCCTTGATGGTGAGGGCCTGGATTTGAGCCCCGTCCGTCTTCTCCGCGAGCAGAGGAGTGCCGGCGACCTCAAGATCATCCATCCAGTTGTCCGGCATATTCTGCTCGGTGTACCACTTCGGCATGATGGTCTTCGCTTCGATGCCGTCCGTCGAATCCGTGACGATGCTCTGAAGGGTCTTCTTGAGAGCGTGTGCCACTGTACCCGTGAAAACCGTTGCAGACATATTCTCTCCTCAGGTTCCCAGCGGAGTGAAGGGACCTTCACCGGTGATGTTGACCTCGACATGGAGCGAGACGAACTTCCCGCTGAAGTCCATACCCACACTTTGCGAGTAGTCGATGATTCTCCAGTGGAGCGTATTCGTCGTCGCATGCCCCGTGATGTGGAGCTGCGGATCTGCCTTCGGGCGATTCGCGTTCGTCGTGTCCGCGACGAGAATGTGGTCCGCGTTCTGGCCGATGAAGGCGAGGTATGCGGCCTCCGTGGCCGCCGTAGTGTTGTCGTCCACGTCGATCGACCAGACGCTTCCGAATGCGGGAGCCACGTATACATATGACATGCGCTCGAGATTCGTCGAGTACGTGATGCCACCGGTCGGGTAGTTGGGGCTCGGATCCATTCGACCCAGCTGCGAATTGTAGAGCGGCCCAAACCCCATTACGATGTACGTGGGGGTTCCTGGGCTTCCCTCCGCGCCGATACAGAGCTGAGTGTAGCCCGTGCTCAGGAGCGACACTGGATCGCCCGCTTCGAGTCCAACTCCGGTAGCGCCTACTGCTGCCGCGTACCCAGACGCGAGCCGAACGCGATGAATCGCCGGTTCCGGTTCCCCCGTCAGAGAGCGAACCCATCGAAAGCCGTATCTGTGCGTGTTGTCAGGCATCTGCCTCTTCCTCCGGATCGAGTCCCAAACGGCGAAGGTCTTCTTCGTCGTTCACGTTTTCAGTCCACACCGGACCGTTGATGCCGCGCTGCGGATCCTTGAACCCCTTGTTCTTCACGATGGCGTTCTCGTACACGTCTCCGATCCGTTGACCGAGACCTCCGTTGCCGCCATTGTCGTAGCCGTCTTTCCAGGAGTCGTAATCGATCGACATGAGCGTGTGCCCCATCGTCTCGATCGGACTGCCGGGCTTGTTCCGTCCCTGCACACGAGAAACCGTCTCCGGCTCCTCATGCTGAATTTCCGTCTGATAGCCGCGAGAAGCGTAGTAGCCGACGCCGAATGCATCGTCGTCGCTCGCCGCCCACACGTAGACCCGTCCCGGATCCTTGTTCTTCAGGCAAGTCCAGTCGATGAACTGGTTCGGCCTGAGCTGTGGGTCTCTACGTCGCGGGGTTCGCTGAACTCTCGGCTTCGCTGCCGCCATGATACGTCTGCCTTCCGTCTACCGCAGCCCGACGAGGCTTCCTCTGACGTATCAGGCGAGTTCGCGAGGTCCGAACCACCGTCTCTGACGCTCCGGCTGGCAGCCTTCGGCGCCGATACAGCAACGCTACATCACCAGCGAAACCCGGTCAAGTGTCGTCATCACTCACAGCGTACATTTTCGCCCAAGCCTTGTACCGCTCCATGTCGTTCTTGATGTGCGGGAACTTCGCGTCCGCCATTTTCTTGAACGTTTTCGTCATCTTCACTGTTCGGCGACCAGTTTCCGATCGCTGCACGGCACCGCCGCGCGGGGCTCCTCCGAGACGGTCCCGTAGCTCCGACTCTTCGCGTTGGCGCCCGATCTTGAACTGCCGGCGAGCCTCTTCCATCGACTCATCGAGGGTGTCCATGGTGTCTGGACGACCCTCCGCGAGCTTCTGGTTTCGCCTGGCTTGCGCCCAGTTCGCCGCCGATGGGTTCGCGAATACGTCGGAATGCCGCGCCATGATGGCCTGCTCAATTTGGTTCGGTTGCGGGCGAATTCCGGACTCGCGAAGTACTTTCCGCGTCCTGGCTTCCTGAAGCCGCCCTTCGTTGATTCGGGCTCGGCGGATGAATTCCTTGTGCTCATCCGTCGTGATGGGCCGATGCCGATCGAGCTGACGAGCCTGAAATTCCGCCGCGATGTTGTCCTGCTCACGGAGCGCGTTGTCGATCTCCGGATCTTCCTGCACCACCTGCTGCTGCCGCTGCTGATTCGCATGCTGCAAGGCTCCCTCGAGCAACCGGGCTCGCTCCGTGGCTGCCGCCGCGTTCCGCTCCGCGTCGATACGGGCCTGCTGTGCGCGCTCCGCCTCTTCCTTGGCCTCCCGAAACCGATTCGCGCGCTTCTCTCTACGAGAAGGTCCCCGATCCTGTGGCGCAACGTCGATCGGGTCTTCCTCGTCGTCGTCGTCGACCGAGATCTCAGTACCGCTCTCGTCGTCCGCATCATCGGACAGAGTCGCCTCCATCCGCTCGAGATGTGGCGCCGCTTCTCCGATGGTCTCTTTTTTCTTTGCCATTTTAGTACTCCGGATCGTTCTCTTTCTTGATCGGCAGCCACTTGTGCCCAGTCTCATCCTTGTATACGACCTGACAAGTCTCCTTGTCGACCACGTACGCCACTTCGCGCAGCTTCATTTTCTCTCGCAAATCCTCGGACGCGATGATGTTGCCTGCATGGAGCACCATCACGTACATTTCTGCGCCGTAGCCGTACACTGTGCCTACCGGCAGCCGCCACGGGCTCAGACGCATCAGAATCACCGTGTGTCCGATATCCACACCATTCGACAGGAAGCTTTCTAGCGCCGCAGCGCCGGCCGAGATGATGATCCCCCTCGGGTGCTCCTGCATCATCCTGGATTCGGTGTTTTTGGTCGAATAGAGTCTCGTCCCCGGGATTTTACCGGCACCGTTCCCCTTTTCCTGGTCCCGACGTGGGATCTGTTGCACCAGCACCTGATCGAACACCGGCTGATAGAGAAAAGCCTCGTCCGGAATGCAGTATTTCAGGCGTTTCTTCTCGAGAAGTTCCGGGAGACCCAGTTTTCCGGGTCCGGACATGTGATGCGCCCGGATCGCCCCCGTCATAGGGTCATCGTCACCAAGAAATGACGCACCACTGCCCGGTGTCGCCTCAAGTCCCGTCAATACGCCGCTCATTTGTTCTCCTTGAACATCGATAGCACCCCATGGAAAGCGTGAATCCTGCCAGCTGTGGCCGCGACCTTCGCATCCGAGCTTGTCAGGGCCTGCTCGAGCAACGTTTTCTTCTCGGTAGCGAGACGTTCCTCGATGGCTTTCACCATTTTTTTGGTATACGGAGCGTGAATCCACGCCGCCTTGTTGTCCTCATTCTCTAAATCGTCGCTCATGCTGCCTTTACCGGTCCGCCCACTCCGGGCGCGTTGCTAGAAACTGGGTGCGGCCCCGGAGGGCCAGGAGGTTGGCCGGGTTGCCCCGGAGGGGTTCCCGTCGCACCCGGAGGCGGTCCGGGAGGCGCGGGCGGCGGTCCGAATGTTGGCGATGCGGCCGGCGGAGTCCCCAGCAACTTCACCAAATCGTACCGTTTCATTGCCTGGAAGACCCCGCGGATGGCGTTGTACTGAAGCGCCAGGTTCTGCTGAAGAAGCGGATTGCCCTGGACAAGCTGAAGCACCTGCATGGCCTCACCCATCTGCTGCTCTTCAGAGGCAAAGCGAAGGTCGCTACGGATTTCAATCTTGTAGTCCCGCTGATACATCTTCCGCGACAGTTTCAGGGTGCCGCTAAAGCCAAGCGCGCTGTTCACGACGGAGATGATCTCTTCGTCCTTCATGAACACCGAGTTCAGCCACGCAATATTCATCAACTGCTGCTTCAGAAACGGATTAGCGTACCGGCGCCCGAACCACGAAAGTTGCTTCGTGGCCTGCTCCACGCGCGTCGCGATGCCTCGATACGTCTCTCCGGACTTACCTGGCTCCCCAGAGAGCACGTCCGGCGATTGTGCCGCCTCCGAGCCCCATCCTGAGATCAAGTTGATCAGCTCGACCATCTGGGGGTTTCCGGGTGACCCCTTGAGCGGAATCACCTTTGTGGACAGATCCGCACCGATGGCACCGATCACCTTGATCTGCTTGCCAGGCGATATGTCCATCGGGCTCTCGAAAGAAATGTCCTCCGGGGTGAGCAGCGGCGGAGCGTTCGCCACCGTCGCGGCATCGATGAACTGCGATAGCAGCGTGTTTGCCGCAAGGTTGTAGTCCGAGAGAATGCGCCCGTACGAGAGCCCCAGATTTCCGGCGAGCGGCTCGATGCATACGGCGTGACTGTATAGGTGGATTGGGTCCATCCGTGGCGCAGCAGGCGACGCTTCCGGATCTTCCGGATCGCTCATCCACGCCGGAGGCTGGGGTTTCGGCGGCACTGCCTGACTCAGCGCCTGAGATGCAGCTACCGTGTGTTCCGGCCCCATCTGGCCCTCCATGTGAGCTTGCCCAAGCGCCGCAGCGCCCTTAAGCACCTGACGCATCGCATGCTCGTGCTGCTGCTGGGCGTTCCTGTAGCCGACAATCTCCCCCATCTGGTTGTCGTACCGGACCTTGTCCTCCCAGTTCACCCGCTCGTGCAGCGCAAGCTTCAAAACCTGCTTTGTCTGGTAGTCCACCACCACCTGACAGAAGCGATCCTTGTTCTGACCCGGGAGCTCGAGCCACCCCTCGTACCAGAGAAGCTTGTAGGAGCCGGAATCCTGAGCCGTTGGTACCTCTATGCCGTGAAACTCAGCCATCGCCTGCGACAGCATCGCCTCCGGCTCGTCGTCGTCTCCTGTCATGCGCCCCTCGAGCACATCGTCTACGTGCTCCCACTGGTCACGCATCGCCTGGAGCTCGTGCCGCTGGTATCGAAGCACCTCGACCCGGTACGGAACATCCGAGTAGTCCGGCATCGTCGACACGTGACTGTACGGCGTCACGAAATCGTCGCACGTGAGCATCACGTTCCGCGGCGCTCGGCGCTCGAAGTCGTAGTAAGCATGGCTCGTAACGTCCCCGGTCACGATGTACATCAGGAGCCCACGTTCCTGTTGGCGCGAAAAGTCCGCCATTTGCTCGCGGATTTGCCAATTTCCGTGGATCGTGAGTATCCGAGCCTCTTCCCTCTCCTCATCGGTCGAACCCACCGGTGTGAACGTGAAAACGTCCGAATAGTCCTCGAAAATCTCCGAAGAGAGACGAGAGACCACCCGCAGCGCGTTCGTAATCAGGATGGGGACATGCGCGTTGGCGCAATTTTCGAACGGAAAGGTCTTTTTCGGCAGCTCTCCGCAGAAAATACGCCAGTCCTGGGTGTACCGCTCCCGCCACTGAGAGCTGCCGTCGAAGGCTTCGTCGAAGTCTCGGATGACCTTGTCGGCGATTTCGTCTAGCGCTGCCTTCCCGTCCGAATCGGCCTCGAATTGAAGGACCATGTTGGGCTTCGAAAGGTCCGGATAGAAACCGCCATGCCCTGGCGCGTCGTCGATTTCGATGACCGGCTCGTCCTCAGACGAGACTTCTCCTCGGTCAGCCATCACCAACCGTACCCCAGACGCCCACGGGGCTTCTCGATAGCGAGATCATCGTTGAACTCATCGTCATCTTTCTGGTGCGCGGGAATACCTTGCCGGCCATGCGAAGCGTAGGCGCATGCGTAGGCGACGGAATCGTACCAGTGGTCTTCTCCCCCGTCGAGTGGACACTCGATATCGCTCGGATCCGTTCCGATAGAAGGCACCGTCTCGATGGCTCGGTCACAGATGCTGAAAAACACGAGGCCAGGAGTAGTTGTGCCGTTTTCGTGGTCCTTCAGCCGGTGCGACACCCGGCCAGCGTTCTTCACTCGGCTCTTCTTGTCCGCTTGAACCCAGTTCACTCCGCACTCGGCGAACTCCTGAAACTTGCTCTTGCTCGTCTCTCCACGCTCTTCCCAGAGCTGAGTGTCCGACGGCCCAGTGATGACACTCCGTCCCTTCTTCCAAAGTCCCATCGACTTCTCGATGCTCTCGATCTCCTTCGCTACCTCAGGAGGGTGCATTCCCTTGAACGAGAATTCCCGTTCACAGAACAGGTTGTCGTCGTAGTCCATCGCCCACCAGTGGATGACACCATACGCCTTGTAACCCCAGTCCATCGAACGAAACCGCTTCCAGTCCGGCGGAATGTTGAATGGCTTGCACACGTGCAAACGCTCGTTCCAGACATCCCCGAAGAACGAGCCCATCGTCACCCACCAGTCGCCTTCGAGGAGGGCCCGACGCATGTGCGACGGCATGTTCAGCAGGTTCCGCTCGTACGTTCGGACGAACTCCTTGTCGGGGTTGTCCCAGAGTTTCGCGGGCTTGTAGATGCGTGTCCACCATCGCACGGCGCCTTCGTGGTCGACGAGCTTGCGCTTCATCACCACGTTGCCCTCACGGTGCGGCTTCACGAATCGGTCTCGGACCCAGTGTGGGTTACGCACGGCGGCTCCGGACATCTCCTCACGATGCATCACGGGGTTCGACATGGCCCGAATCTTCAGCATCTGCCGAAGGACGGGGTCGCTCGTACGAAGTCGGCTGTTGATCTGTGTGAACTGCTCCTCGTCGAATTGCACGAGTTCGTCATACCCGATGAATGTGAACTCATTTGAGAAATACTGCTGCCACGAGCCGATATCCTTGCAGTGACCGAACTGGTAGCGCATTCCGCTACCGAACGTCCACGTATGGGTCTGTTCGGCAAAATCAGCCTTCGGATCGATTTGCGGGAACAGTCGCTTCGAGATGACGATGGTCTGCTCAAGCATCGGCATCGTCCGGCGCAGATGTAGCGCCCATCCCCTGCTCTGTCCCCACCGGAGCGGAAACTTGTGCCGCGAATTCCTGCAACGTTCGTCCTCGACCTTCACCTGAGACATGGGGTCCATGAGAAGAACCATGGTCTTTCCGGGGCCGGCAGAGCCAGCGCCGAGCGCCTCATCCACGCTCAATTGGTGGAATTCGGCGCCCCAGCGACTCGGTGTGTAGATGCCCTGCACTCAGTATTTCCGCGCGCGTCCTTTCGCCGCCATCTTCGCCATCTTCTTCTTTCCGTACTTCTTGATGCCCACGGCCGCCGCTACGGCTCGCGGGTTCCTGGCGCCACCCCTCTCGGCTTTTTCTTCGATAGCTTCGAATCTCGCTCCTGAACCCAGTTTCGGTTTTCGCATCATCGTCTCCTTTTCTTCACTTTCTTTTTGACTCGTTCCGGAAGTCTGCTGAAGTCCGTTGCTCGCTCGAACTCCCGAATCGTCTTCTTGGGGATCTCGCCACGGTCCGCTTTTGCCTCCATGGCTCTCTGCTGCGACTTTGACTTGAACGGCATCCTGTCCTCCTACAATGGGAACCACGGCAGCATCCTCGGCCTCGAGATTGCCGCCATCGGGTTCTTGTCGAAAGCCTCTACTTCCGCCAGTGACCACTGACGGTTGGCGATGAGAGCCACGTAGATCGAACCACTGTGCGAGCCACCTGGACTCGGTATCCTTCCACGACCGAGGTATAGGCTTTCGGCGGTCGCCGGGCCTCCCGTCGTGCCGTTGCCGTTCTGAGCAGCCACGCCGTGCGCCTGAAGAACCGCGTCGATGTAGATGTTGCAGTTCGCCGATGTGCTCGAACCGTCGTGCGTAACGACAAACGTGAACGGCACACCAATCGGTACGTTGACCATCGACGTGAGCGCCCGCATGTCGTTCACGCTACGGATCAGCGTGAGCCCCGCGCCAGCGTTGCCCGAGAATAAATCTTGTCCAACCTGCCAGCCGTGAGCCACGTTGTTGTCCTCGTGGCATGCGGGACTGAATCTGTTCGCTCCAGCGTTCCACGAGCAGTAGAAGGCCCACGTAGCGGGCGATTCGTTCAAGTCGGCAGTGCCATCGAACTGACCGAAGTTGATCACTGAAGCCAGGTCCGCTCCGCCGGTGAACTGCGTCCCGACTACGTTCAGGTCAGCTCCGCTCGTTGCGCTCGTCGGGACGCCAGTGGCCCCCGTGACCTCGTCGAACGGAGCGCCGTGTCGCTGTGAGTACGCAAACACGAGCCCGCGAGCAAGAGTCTGGTACGACGCCTCTGCATCCCTGACCCTGGAGAGGCGCTCGCACCGACTCATTCTGTTCGGTGAAGAAATCATGAGTACTTGAACAAGTCGTAGCCCACGGTCACGTTCGTGGCGTTCACTCCGGTAGAGACATTTGCTACGGAAACCGTGAGGTACCTGGAGGCCTTGAATCTCCCGATCCAGACCTTCTTGGTACCGTTACTCGGAACGATACTTTCCACGACACCGGCACCGTCGGGATACGGCTGTCCGGCAATACGCGACGGGTAGGCCGACACGTTGACGAGCCCAATGGTCGCCGTGCTGGTGAACTTGATGTAGAGGTTCAGCTCACCGTCTGAAATTTCGTCCCCCAGAATGTCTGCCTCCGCGGATAAGGTGGTAGCGTTGTTCGCGATGGTTACCCCGGTCGTTTCATCGGTACCGAGCAGAACACCTTCAGAGTGTGTGATAATCATGCTGTTTCCTGCTGGCCCTGATGGAATGACCTTGCTGCCGGTCGGCACGACCGTACCCGCCGGCTGATTCGTGCGCACCGTAGAGATGTTCTGAAGCACCGCGTCCGTCAAATCCGTGACCGACTGCACCAGCATGTATCCTGCACCCTGAACGAACACGTCGAGTCCGGCCACCAACGCAAGAGTACTCGTGACGGCCACGGAGACCGTCCCGCCCGCGGCAGGCATCGTGAACGGCGCGGTGGTCTGAGTGAAGGCCGGCTGCCCCGTTCCCTGTCCCCAGGTGAGTTCGCCGCTTTCCGAAAGAACCGCCTGCCCGTCCTGTCCGCCCGAGAAGAACACGATGAGGTTTCCCCAGACAGTGAAAAACTGACGCAGCAGCGGCACCAGCTCCCGATTGACGAACGGAAACAGTCCATTTTCTTCTACGGCTCGTTCCCGAAGAACAGACGACAACTGCTTCGGGATGAAGATGCTCACAGCTCATCCTTGAAGACTTCGAAGATCGACTCCCACAATTTTTTTCGAAGCCCTGACTTCGGTCCTTTCCGCGTCCATTCCATGCGCTGTTGCTCGGACAGGCTCACCCATTCCCTTCTGGAGGCATCAGTGACGCCGAAGAAAAAGCAGAGCCGCCGGTCGGCGTCGAACACAATCTGTGCGACCTGCCCGCGGGTCAGCGGCCGGCGTTCCGTTGCCTTATTCCAGCCGTTGATCAACGGCGGGACGTCGCCGTCAGCATTCAGTGGAACACGGATGCGGATGCACTCAGAGGCGCGATCGAGTCGCATGTGCGGGAAAAACTCTTCGTCTCTATCCCACACCGAATCGTCCTCGTCTTCGTCTGTCACGAGCCATGCTAGCTGACCGTCCGACAAGCGTCGGTACCAGCGCCGCTGGCGCGGGGCTTCTTCCTTTTGGCGCGGCTCCTCGTGCTCGGGGATGCCCACGCCGCCGTAGTCCCGCGGGGGACGCTCATTCTTCCCATGCATTCAATACCTCGCCAATCGCCTCTATCAATTTTTCAAACGCGAGCCTCAGTCGTCGACTTCCATTTCCGGCAGGACCGGGGCCGGCATCGAAATGAAGTTGAGGCTCAGTACGGGAGGCACTCGTTGGAGCGCCCGTGCCTTCGCGATCCCGAGGACCGTGTGCTCCGCAGCTCGGATCCCCACGGGCGCATTCCGGGAGGACATCTGCCCAAACAGAGCCAGGCGAAACATCTCCTCCGCCTGCTCCTTGCCGAATTGTAGTATCCATTCCTCCGAAGGCCCTTCCTGGTCCGCCGAAACCTTGTGAAACCGTTGCACCCCTCGCAAAATCTCAAGCCCCTCCCGGTAAAGCTCCTCTTCGACATCGGCGATTTTCATCAACTCACCGACTGTCTTCGGGACGAGCTCCGCTGGATACTCCTCGGGAGCCATCAACTCATCGTCCGGTAGGTCGTCCAGAATATCGAGTCCGCTCATGATTGAAGAATGGTACCAGACTTCGTAGCTCCGGACAGCGACCCACCGATACCCACCTCGGCCACACAGTGCTCGATCCGAGCGATACCTAACTGAGAAAGCAGGTCGTTCGCCGGTGTCACAATCGTAGAGCCACCGTTCGGTAGCTGCACCGTCAGGCCCGCTCGCAGCAGAGCGCGGAATAAATCGGCTTGCTCACCTGAGAACCTCTTGGCGTCTTCGCTATGCCGAAACACCGCGACGGGGCGAACCACTGCCGCGCCGTCAACATGAAGGATAACCGTTTGTACCAGAAACACCTTGTCCATCAGAACACTTCTACTTTCCCGGGAACGCCAGGAATCAACTTCTGCCCATCCGGCTCCTCCGTATCCCAGTTCTCCACGTGCCCTGCCACCCATCCGATCACGCGCTCCCGCTGCGCCTGTGTCAGCGGCTTCAATCTCCGA